ACGGTTAGAGGAGTTCCAACGTTTCGCGGTGCTTAGCGACTTAGAACAGAGTTTGGTTGCTCACCACGGTGTCAACCTAAACAAAGACCAACTTGGGATATTGGAACTTGTGCATAAGCACACGGCACCATTTGTAAAAGGACTCGTCGCGCAAGAGCTGCTGGACACAGCCAAACAGAAGTCCAGGTCGTCTCTAGAAGCTGCGCAACTGCTTATGGATACCATGGACAGTAAGAGCGGTGCTACTGCAAAGTTAAAACAACTGGTAATAGAGGTGTCTAAATGAAACAGCACCTCTTGATCCAACTCCCATTCCCTCCAAGCGTCAACAACTACTACAAGCGGAACCGCTATGGTGGACAGCGTATATCTGACCGTGGGTTGGACTTCCGCATTGCTGTACACACTGCTGTACATAACAATGGGTGGAACTTAGGTATTGCGCAGCGTATGCACGTTGCTATGCTTTTCCACGCACCGGACAACAGAGTTAGAGACTTAGACAATTATAAGAAAGCGCTTTGGGACGCTTGTACTAAGGCGGGTGTGTGGCTGGACGATAAACTTATAGACGGTCAGAGTAGCGACCGTGGAGATAACGTCCTTAACGGTAGTGTAGAACTGCTTATACGCTGGCCGCACAATACACACAAGGACAGCATCTGGGATACGATTATGAGACAACATTTACAGTAGGCCGACACATAAGAGGAAGATACTATGAAGCATTACATTAGAAAGCCGAGTATAGTTATGGCGTATATGTTTGACGAATTCGTCCAATACGGCAGGACGCACGGAGCAAACATCGTAAACGGTATGCCGTGGTCTTTTGAGTTTTTCGGGTGCTCTGTGACGCATGAGAATAACCATCGCTATATACTGGCGGACGGTAGAAACCCGCATCAGGATGTGACACCTAATCATGTTGTGCTTGTAGACAAGGAAGGAACTGTCAGCGTTTTCTTTTGCGCTGAATTCTTCAGGGATTATACGGAGTATGCAGAAGTGAAGACTCCAGCCGATGAAGTCGCAGATCCGACTGTAGACGCGGAAGAGGAGCACAGACCAGCATGATATACACCATCCTCCAATACACACTCCTACTCTACACCCTAATAGGCGCAGTAGTAGGCGGGCTCTATTACTCTTGGTGCTACTACCGTACAAAGCAAATAGGCGTCAACTTGCTAAACGGTGTTTGGCTAGCAGTGTTCTTCTCGCTATTCATATGGCCATGGATACTTAACGACGCTTACTACATGAAGCAAGTAAAAGACGGTTGGAAGTTTCTTATTGGGAGGAACGTATGATTCTACGTATGGTACAGACTCCAGATATTGTAAACTTCTCTATCGTAGGAACGAAAGGGAAGAGTACGAAGATAACTACTGCAAGGATACGTAGACAAGGCGACGAGAGCGTTCCCGAATTCCGTCGCCGTGTCGCGGGTGGAGTAATCCTTGCACGTAAGGAAGTACGCAATGCACTAGATAGGAGTACAGTGTGATGATCCAGCACGTCACACAACCAACACGCAACACCTGTGTCCACGCCTGTGTGTCCATGGTAACAGGCGTACCCGTTATGGAGTATGTAGAGCGCGTCGGGGATGTCCCGCTTGGCCCGGACGTAGAAACTATGCTGCTTGTAGAAAGCAAGGTGTTTCCGCGCTCCCTTCCGCACGACGCTCCCAGTATGTTCCCCTACTACGGCACGTACCTAGTAACGGTTCCTAGTTTGCACACGTTGGGTACGCTGCACCGTATTGTTATGCACAAAAGCGAAGACGGACAGCTATACGTGTACGACCCTAATGAGGGTATACCGGGTGCGCAGTTGTACGACTGGGAGAACATGGAACATAGTATGCCTGTGTTGGAGGTTACTTACATGGACCGTAATGTATTAGCAGACGCTCGGTATGCGTATCCGTGAAAGTACAGCTTACTGGACCGCAGTCCGAATTCTACCACAGCGAAGCTAAGTACACCGCTGCGGTAGCAGGGTTCGGAAGTGGGAAGACACAAGCGGCATTAATCCGCATTCTGTCTAATCTTGCACAACGTCCAGGGTTCCACCAAGCATACTTAGCTCCAACATACGCGCTAGTGCGGGACATCTTTTATCCTAAAGCAGAGGAAATGCTGGAGGAGCTTGGTTGGCCCTACGCTATAAACAAGAGCGAGAATACGATTTACGTGTATGGTCTAGGGAAAGTAATCTGCCGCACGATGGAGGACCCATCTAAAATCGTTGGTTGGGAGTGTGCAGATATATTTTTGGATGAATTTGACATACTGCCTAAAGACAAAGCGTTAGAAGTATTTCGTAAAGCGTCCGCACGTATGCGCTTGAAGTACGGCACGGTAAAGAAGAACCAACTGTACATTACTACTACGCCAGAGGGGTTTAAGGCGACTTACCAGTTGTTCAAGCAGAAACCCCTTAAAGACAGTAAGCTGGTTCAGATGAGTACATATAGTAATGCGCATAATTTGCAGGCGGACTATATCCCTACACTCATGGACCAGTATCCGGAGCAGCTTATTGCTGCTTACCTTAATGGAGAATTTGTTAACCTAACGTCGGGTTCTGTATACAACACGTTTGACCGGGATGTTTGCAGAAGTTATGAAACTATAGAAGAGAAAGAGCCGCTTTATATTGGACAGGATTTTAACGTAGGACATATGTCTAGTGTCATATGCGTTAAGCGGGATACTGGGTTTCATGTTGTTGGAGAGTTAGTAGATGTATTTGACACGCCTAGCTTAGTAGACGTACTTAAGGAAAAGTATCCGCAGCATAGTATTACTATGTACCCGGACGCTAGTGGAGACAGTAGGCGCTCTGTTAACGCTAGTGCTACAGACTTGGCTTTGTTGAGGCAGGCTGGGTTTAGTGTTAAGGCGAATAAGAAGAACCCTTTTGTTAAGGACCGTATACTTGCAGTCAACACAGCATTCAGCAAACAACGGCTATTCGTAAACACGGCATTAGCGCCTAACGTTACTAGCTGTTTAGAACAGCAGGCTTACGACAAGAACGGGGAACCGGATAAGTCCCAAGGGCACGATCACCACAACGATGCGCTCGGCTATTTGACTATTATGGAAATGCCCGTCATAAAGCCTGTACTTATAACTGGAATCGGGAGTGCGATGTAATGACTGTTATTGCTTGGGATGGAAAGAGTTTAGCTGCGGATAGACGCCAGAGTAGATGCGAAGGGATTGTGACTGTGACGAAAGTTCGTCACTACACAGTAAAAGGCAAACAAGTGTTGTGCGCTGCTGCTGGTGAAGCTGTCGTTGCTTTGCAGATGTTCGAGTGGGTGCGTTGCGGTAGGAAGCAAGAAGATTTTCCTAGTGTACAGTTGGAAAGTTCCAGAGCTGTCGATTTCGTACTCATAGAAAAAGCCGATAAGGCAGGGCAGCCGCACAGGATATTCCTGTACCAGAATGGTCTGATTCCAATTCGAATCGAAGAAAAGATATTTGCAGAAGGTAGTGGTAGAGGTTGTGCTATTGCTGCTCTATACCTTGGACAGGATGCTAGGACTGCGGTGGAGATAGCTAGTATGTTTGATAGCTCCTGCGGTAATGGCGTAGATGCTGTGAGTTTCGACTAATAGGAGCACTTTGCTATGGCTATAGATGCTGAACATGGGAAGTACAGTAAGTTTTACAAGAAGTGGAAACGTATCGACGATGTGTTGGACATGGACGATGTGGACGACTACCTTGTTGAGCTTAACCCGCTGGATATCAGTGCTGAAAACAAAAAGCGCAACGAGCAGTACCAAGAACGCGCTGTGTTTTATGGATTGGCGGGGCAGACTTGTGCTGGCATGGTTGGTACGTTGTTCCGCAAGGAGCCCGCGCTTAATGTAGACACCGCGCTGAAGTATGTTGGTGTAAATATAGACGGTGCTGGGACGTCCATTTACCAGCAAGCACAACAAGCAGCGCGGCACGTAGTAGGTAAGAGCCGCTGCGGGTTGTTGGTTGCGTACCCGCCTGTAGATACGGCGCTTAGCATGGCCGATGTACAGTCCGGTAATTATAACGCAACGGTTACGCTGTATAACCCAAAAAATATAATCAATTGGGCAGTAACAGCAAAGGGCTCTAACGTCTACCTTAACTTGGTTGTGTTGCGTGAAGTAGAGGTCACGCACGAGGACTATGCTGTTAAAGAAATGGATATTTTGCGCGAGCTGTTTATAGATGAGGACGGCATTTACAAGGAGCGTAAGTGGGTCAAGGTTAGCGACAAGTGGGTTGCTGGAGATACCATTATTCCGCGTAAAGCTAATGGACAGGTGTGGAATGAAATACCGTTTACGTTTATTGGCGCTGTGAACAACGACTGGAATGTGGATGTGCCTGCTATGCTGCCGTTAGTGGACCTCAACATTGCACATTACCGTAATAGTGCAGACTATGAGGACTCTGTGTGGTATTGCGGACAGGCGCAAGCGTGGATGTCTGGTATTACGGAAGACCACGTTAAGTTCATGAAGGATAAAAAACAGTATATAGGTTCGCGCGAACTGTTGGGTGTACCTAGTGGAGAGCAGTTTGGTTTTGCTGCCGCACCTGCTAATCCAGCGGTTAGACAGGCTATGCTGGACAAGGTGGATATGATGGTTGGGTTGGGTGCGCGTATGCTTACTGTGGGCGGGGTTGCTAAGACTGCGGCGCAGACGGATAGCGAACGCGAGGTACAGCATAGCCCGTTGTCTCTAATGGGCCAAAACATCAGCGATGCCTACACTAAAGCACTGTCCTGGATGGCGGAGTATATGGGCGCTACTGTTGCGAACAATACTTTTGAGATAAACACGGACTTCGCTAAAGCTAGTGGAACACCGGCAGAGATTAAAGAGATGATTGCTGGTTTTATTGCGGGAGCTGTACCTACGCTGGACTATGTGCTGTACATGCAGCGCAACGGGTATTTCCAGGAGGATGTACCTGCTAAAGATTACGCTGACCAGCTTGGACAACGGTAATGCCTACGACGCCTAGCCAACTTATAGACCAAGCTGTGCGACATGCCGTCCATTTGGAGCGGTATAAGAGTGCGGCTGTTAAGGAGTACAGTAAGTTCCTTACACAAATGGAGCGTGCAATACTGTCTCGCTTGAATGGAGACATTACGGAGTGGAATAGAACACGGCTTAATAAGCAACTGGCGTCTATACGCAGTGCTTTGGAAAAAGTTTATGCTGGTGTTGCGGATGTTGTACGCGAACAGGTTATGGCTCTTGCGGACTATGAAGTTGGATTCGAGGTCAAGGCTTTAGGAAACGTGCTTAGTGGATATGATTTTAACCTACCTAGCGACGCACAGTTGCGCACAGCCATATACAGCAAGCCGCTACAAGCCGCAGGGCCGTACCAAGGGCAATTGTTGGAGGGTTTCCTAGAGGGCTGGAGCAAGCAGCGCCTACAGCGGCTGGACGGCGCTATACGCCTTGCTTACGCACAGGGGCGCACTACCGGGCAGCTAGTTAGCGACCTCAACGGTGTAGGCGGGTGGCTGGGTACTAGCAGGCGGGACTTGGAGTCCATTGCGCGTACTGCGCTGGCGCATACGGCTAATATGGCGAGGCAGCAAACGTGGGACGCTAACCGTAACGTCGTCAAAGGTGTGCGTATTGTAGCAACGTTGGACGACGCTACGTCGCAAACATGCAGGAGTTTAGATGGAAAGGAATTTCCATTGGATAAAGGTCCTAGACCTCCGTTCCATATACGTTGCCGTACAACTACAACCGCAGTTCTGGATTCCAGGTTCAGCGTGTTGCAGAAAGGTGCGACGAGGTCCGCGAGGGATCCTAGGGCTGGAGAAGTTGTACAGGTTCCAGCTAAGGAAACGTATTACTCATGGATGAAGCGCCAGCCTAAAGCAGTACAGGACGATATACTCGGTCCTACAAGGGGAAAATTATTGCGGAATGGTGGGCTGGGTGCAGATCGTTTTGCAGAGTTACAAGTAGGGAAATCGTTTGAACC